GGAAAAAATTGCCTTTATCTAAAGAAAGAAAGATTTGTAAATATGAATGTCAACTAAACGCTGCTAAGAGAATGACTGCACAACTACGTTCAGAAATAACAAAATGTAGCCAATTTTCTAATCCTGATAAATGTGAAAAGAAATTGCAGGGTGAATATATTAAGTGGGCAAAAAGAGTGCAGCAATTAATTGTCAAATTAAATCAAGCTAAAGCTGATATTGACGAAAGACAAAGAAAAGCAAGGGGTAAAGAATTAGCCAAAAGAGCAAAATCGTTAAGAGCCGGCATTGAACTTTCAAAAGATCAATTGGTTCATTTTGTTTCAGAGAATGAAACTTTAAGAAAACAACTTCCGTTTAAAGAGCATTTGAAGTTATATCAGATTGTTCAATATATCAAAGAAGAAGATGGAGAAGATGGAGTTGCTCCTGTCAAAATAGATCCAGCGAAAGAAAAAATGATTCGTACAGTTATGTACTTGGGTTTATGGGCTGTTCCCATTCCTTTCTTTAATGATTTGATAAACTACATGGTTAAAAAATATAGCTTTGGATGTGCAACTAAGTGTGCAGCAAACAAGAAGCTTCCGAAAAATGTTTGCTATACTCAATGTGCATATCTGGGAGCAAAATACGCTGTTGGGATATTGACTAAACAACTTTCAAAATGTAATAAATCAGACAATCCTCCAAAATGTAAAAAGAAAATTTACAAGCTATTGGAAGATTGGAAGCAGAGAGAAGTTGAAAGAAAGATTAAATTTGAAGCTGCTTTAAGATCTGCAGTAGCAGCAGCAAAAAGAAAAAATCAAGCTGATGCTGTTAAACAACAACGACAAGGAAACGCATAATGGCAATTCAAAATTATAATCGTATTTATGATTACATTCATGAATACCAAAATCTTGTTTATGATTATTACAGCAAACACGTTGTTGCGTTTCTAACAACATATTACAATCTTAATGTATGTGAAACCATTTGGGAAGATGAGGATATAATGGGTGGAGCATATGAACAGGTTGGTGATCTATCAGGAATCAAACGCAATAAAATTTTAGTATTACCTTTATTTTATTCGGAGGAATATACAACTGCATTTGATGGGCAAGAAATTGGATATGTAAAGGAAAACGAAACTTCTTTTGTAATGCCAAGCACATATAACTTCAAACCATATCCAAATGATATTATTAAATTAGAGCAAAATTATCTAAGCCCAACAAATGATACCTTTCCACTCTTTATTGTTACAGGAGTAGAAATTCATCCAAATACCGAAAGGCGGTTTTGGAAAATAAGATGTAAAACATTTCAAAGTGAAGGACTAGCATCCGTAGAAGCACAAGTGGAAAATATATATTCATTTGTTGAATATGACAAGAAGATCCATACATTAGAAGATTCACAGTTTATGGCCAGATTATTGTATAAGAAATCATTGTTAAAACCATTCCTACAAAATTTATATGATAGTAGATGTGGTTATTACTTTAAATCAAGGCAACCTTTAAGCTGTTAGGAGATAAATAATGACTGACCTATTATCAAGCCAGATATATCTATCCAGAGATAGTATTAGAGAACAGATAGCGGCTGAAGTTAAAAACTACATGGAACTAAATAATGTAGATTTAACGAAATCATCATTCTTGAGTTTTATGATTGATACGGTTTCAACATTAACAGGAAACTTATTATTTTATCAACTATCAACTTATAGAGAATTTTTCTTAACGAAAGCACAATTGCCTGACTCCATTTTAAATCTATCTTCATTTCTTGGATATAACACTCGAGAAGCAACTCCAGCAACAGTCAATGTTTTAATGACCATTCCGTTGACATTTGACAATCCAAGTGATCTTCAGTTTATTATGCCAGAAGGATTTGTTTTTACTGCTGATGGAGATATAGAGTTTAGAACTTATTACGAAACAACAATTTCAATTGTAAACAATTCTCTTATAACCATTCAAGTAGCTGAAGATAATAAAAGATTTACACTTCCTTATGATGTTGTTGATAATGCCTTTAGTTTTGTTCTTCCTTTAACTCAAATAAAACAAGTAGTTCAAGAGTTTCAAATTGATAGCGATACACAAGAATTTCAATTTGTTACATTGGATGTTGCAGTTGAAGGTGAAGTTTCAGCATTGAAAGTTGAAATTAAAAATCCGGGAAGTGCGGGTTATACTCTCTGGACAGAATTTAACAGTTTGTTTTTAATGAGTGCAACTGATAAAGGTTATGTTTCAAGAAGAACTGATACTGGTCGTAGACTAACATTTGGAAATGGATTGATTGGTGTTCAACCTGCTCCTGGTTCAAATGTTTTGGTAACAGTAGAAACAACAGAAGGTGAGGATGGAAATGTAATAGCTGGAGCAATTCGTTCTGGCCAAAGAATATATGTAACTGTAGGTAGTGGACTAAATGAAGTTGTTTCTTATGATGTTATAAACTCATCCCCTGCGTATGGTGGTGTGGATGAAGAATCTCTTGAACAAATTCGTAGTAATTCAATTGCTAATATTTCTACTTTGAGCAGATTAGTAACAGAAAACGATTATAAAAATATCAATGTTGTTGTACCAGGTTCTCCAATTGCACAAAATTCATTACCTGTACTAAAACGATCTGATTTGCAAGTTAATGAAATCGAATTGTTTAGCGGTATTCTTTTCGGAACAGGGGTTGAGGAAATTGACAATCTAGTTCCTACTCGTAATGCAGTATGGGAAGTCCCGTCAACGCAAACCACAATACCAAGAGATGCAGAAATTCAAATTGGAGATAATACTTATTACTCTATGTTTGAGATTTCAATTGATACTCACAATACAGTGGGCCAATACGAGTACATACTGTATGAACTCGAACTGTTGCCAGCATTAGAAACTAGTTTTGGTGAGACATATGATCTTTATTGTGATAATTTGGAAATTATAAGAGATGGGACCAAAGGTATATTCAAACTTCATTATAAATCCACTGAACCCGATGCTGATTTGGCAACATGCAAAATGGTTATTCAGTCAAGTGGATCCACTAAACCAATGATCAATGATGCTACAGCGGGATATTTTATTTATACATTTGATCCTTATACAGATATTCCACTTGGAGAACAAACATATAACTTTACGATTAAAGATCCAAGTTCCAATGATATTGCCAAATATTCAAACAAAATGACCTTCAGAGCTGATTTGAGTACATTCATGAGGTCAAATGTTGAGTTATATGATAGTACAACCATCATTGTATTTGATGTTCCTGTAATCGAGAAGAGCTATTATGATAGTATTAATCAAAGAGACTTTGAACTACAGGTTATGCAAACACTTATTAGCACATTAGATCTAAGTGATGCTAAAATGTTGACAGACTTTACAAATATAAAATTTACAAATACAGATGGCTTATTGGAAAATATGAAATTGAATGTTGCAACCGTATCTCCTGTGTTGGATATTGTTACAGCCTTTCCGGTTGGATGTACTGAAAATGACAGATATATTTATGCTCCAGTAATAGGGAATGTTGCTCACCAAGATAATATTATAAAATGCTCTGATTCAACTGCAGGAATCTGGTTGTTTGAAGAACCTGTAGCTGATGCTATTGCTTATGTTACAAGTAAAGGTGAAAATTATATTTATTCAGAACGTGGATGGATTCCATTACCTGATTATACAATGCCATTAGAAATAGAAATTGAGGTATTTAGATCAACATCATTTAGTGGAACTGTTGTTGCATTGATCAATACAGTTCGTGAAACAATATATGATGCCTTTGTTAGTAGATTTGGTACAAATACAGAAATTTATAGATCAGAAATTATAGATATTGTACAGAATATTGAAGGTGTTAGTCATTGTCGTTTAAGAAAACCAGAGACGAGCATTTTCTTTAATTTCCAATTGAAAGAATTAACGCAAGATCAATTACTAAGATATGGTCCTGAATATGTTTTCTTTAAGCAAAATTCTATAACAGTTAGGGTAATATAATATGGAACAATTGTTAGCAAAAGCAAAAATAAAAGATGGTCCTCTTAAATCTGCTATTTCTCGAATCATTGCTAAAAATTTAGGTTCATTATCCGAACCATGTTTTTATCCTGAAATGAAAAAGACATATTATGATCTGTTAAAATTAACAGGTCTTACAGAGAAGGATATTAAGGAATTTAAGAAAAGACGTTGGCATGGAAAGAAAGAAGCTAAATTTGCTACTAATATGAATGATATTGCAAATTTTTATGTTTTTCTTCTTCAATATTATCTATCTAAAAGAGATAGACAGATGTATAATTATGTTATGATTATGTATATTATTAGACATTATGCTAACTTAATGCATAAACATTTTAAATACTGTAATCCTGATGTGTTTAAATATGCCCTTGAGACTTTAACCAAAACACATTTGTTTGCAAGAGAAAAAACAATTTCTAATGCTCTTTATTATATGTCCCAAGAAATGACAAGACGTTGGACAACAGCATTAACAAAAGGCGATCTTGATTCCATCGGAATGTTTATGAGAGAAAGTCGCCACCGTGTATCACAAAGTATTAAGAGTTTTGCACAAACATATTATAAGGTATCTGAAGAAGGAGTTGGAATAAAAACAGGAGAAAGTCCAACTGAAGATGATGATGGAAATGAATATCAAGAGCAAACTCAAGCAAAATCAACTAAGCTAATTGATGATATAACACAAAAGATTACTGTGTATAGATATGTTGATAGAAAGGCGCAAGAAGAAGCAAGAAAAATATCAAAAATAAATGCTTCGCTTGCGACACAAATTATTTCTAAATTGAATAATACAAAACACTCTGATAAAATTAGATTGGTTCTTAAGTTGTATGTAAAAGATCTAACTGATGCGAAGCAAATTTGCGGAAAAGAATATGAAAAATATATACGACAGTTGATGAATATTAAAAGAACTAAACTAAAAATATACTTTAAACAACAAGTAAATTTATTATTACTAGACCTTTTGAAAGAGTTTGGTTATTCAACAAAGTATTCTAAGCTGACTTCCCAAACTCAATTCCTAATCAATTTATTTCTCGCCTACTATCTAACGCTTATTTTACGAAGTACAGTTTGTAAATTAAGCTAAAATATTACCAACGAAATCTCGATTAGATGCAGCAATCAATGCAGCCTCTCTTGCTTTTTCTAATGTAGTAACCCTATCTGTAACTTCCTGTTCTAAAACTGTAGGAGCTGATCTTTTTCTTGCCGCTGCATTTTTTGCTAAAGCTAATTCAACAGAATTTTGAACGGATGCATCAAACTGCGGCAATGCTGAAATTTTAATATTTGGCCCTTGTAATTGTGATTGCCCTGCTGAATTACCTGATGCTATTCTCATTGCATTTCTTTTGTATATTCCCTTTTTTTCCATATCCAGTAGACTATCAAGATAATTATTTACTGTTGGTCTTTGTGCCTGAAATGTTGCATTTTCTTCTAAAACCATTGTACTAAGATCGGAAGAGCGTCGTGTAGGGA